AAAGATATGAAGGTAATCCTTCTAAAGATGCGTTTGAAAACTTTACTTCCTTATCTGTGAGCCATTGTGTACCATTAGAATAGAAGAGTTGTCCTACTGAGTTTCTCCATGTCTCACCAGTATGTAATGAAGCTGAGTAAGCAGGAGGAGTATCTACTGATCCTATGTAATCAGTTATTTCTTCAGCGTTATTAACGCCTATCTGTATCTTTAATCTAAGATCGTTTAATATACCAGTAGCTAAATCTTGTGGTATTCCATCGGGTGGAACAGGGAGTAAGTTAGGATCCGATACTGATACTACTGCCGCCCTGCCAGTAGGAACATAACTCACTGTAGAAGATTCATCAACTAACACTACTTTAATGTAAGAATAATTCTGAGTAGTAATAGATTGAATAGGTAGAGAGTAAGTAGTAGGACCATCCTGAAAATAAACAAGATCACCTACTTGAACATCTAAACCTGAATATTCTGTAGTAGAATGAAACACTGCACCTTCAACTTCAAAAGTACTAGAAGTAACATTGTTAGAAGCTAAGATGTCAAATACTAAATTCAAATCAGTTAAAGTAGCTTGAGAATATAGTAATGAGCTGGTTAACAGTAGAAGTAACGTTAATATTCTTTTCATCTTAAAAATTTACTTTTAGTGCCCAGTGAGTAAAGGCGTTTAGATTTATTACTCTAACTTTAGTAGAAGAAGTAGTAGATTCTATTACTTGAATTAAAGGAGAGTTATCTATATCATAGTTGTACGCAATAGATGTAGTAGGAGCTGATCCATTACCTCTATTGATCTTAGTAACAGTTGGGAAGTCATCTATGAAAGATGTAGGAATAGAAATAGTAAAATGATTACCTACTGCTAGATCTTCCATAACACCATTAATCCGTGCAGATATTAGTGTTACACCAGTAGGTATATTGAATGTTCCTACACCTGCTGATTTTGTAAATGTGATTCCTTCTGCTGTAGCAGTTACTATGCAGTCAGATCCAGCTGAATATCTAAATAGTGTAGAAGTTCCTGTACCTACTGTACCTTTATAAACTTCACCTGTAGTGTCATCTATAAATAGTGTTTTAGAAGTTGATCCAGATTTAATACCTTCTAAGAAATGTCCATTTTGATTAACTTTAAATTTCTTAGTAGATATAGCATCTGTAGAGGTTAATTCTGCTGTTTGATTATTAGGTATAAATAATCCAGCTTTTAAATCGGAAGTAGCTCTTTGAAGATATGTTAAAGTATCATCCGGATCTAATCTAACTTCAGCATACTGATTACCGGATCCATTAATCTCAGATCTAAGTAGAGCGCCAGATGAAGTAGAAGTAGTTAATGATAACAAGCTGCGAGCGTTACCAGAAACATTATTATCAGCTTCTAACGAAATTAATGAAGCATCCGCTAAAGCTAAATAGTTAGTAAAGCTACCAGATATAACAGTATTAGTGTTTAAGTTGCCACCTAATCTAAATTTATCAGAGGCTGTACCAGTACCAACAATACCATTTTCGGAATTACCTCCTGTAGATTGAATTGCGGTTTCGAGATATTGAAGTGCAGACTTAATAGATTGATTATCAGGTATTAGAGTACCAGTGAAAGATCCTAAATGATTAGTAACTACACCTGCTAGAGTAAATAGATTTTCTACTTGAAGTTCTAAAGTATCTAGATTAACAGGTTGAGTAATAGTTAAATTATTCAATTTGGATTTATCAGCAGGTAATAACAACCCGGCATACTGTGTAGTAGCCTCTGGTATTACAGCATCAGTTCCAGTGTCAGAAACTACAGTACCATTAGAAGCTGCTACTGTATATGATAGATTAGTAATACCCCCTCCTCCACTACTCTGCATAACAGTTACTATAGCATCATAAAGATTAATGGAATCGTTATATACAGCAACTCCTCCTAAAAATTCATTTAAGTTATTTTTTCTAGAGGCATTTAATGGAAGGGCATAAGTTTTTATTTTTTCTATAGTAAGCATAGTATATAGGTATAAAAAAAGGGAAGAAGTGTAAAACTTCTTCCCTCATTGTATATATTAAAGATTAATCATTGCCCCATTGTTAGACAATCCAAGCATAGTTGTAAACCAAGAGTCCAAAGTAGATCCCAATGTTCCAGACAAAGAAGTAGGAACTGAGATGATTGCACGCTTACGGTATTCAACAACACTAGCAATATCTACTGCATGATTGTTTTGGTGAAGAACGTTGTACACATCATATGTTCCATTTTCTACGAACAAGTTAGGATAGCGTACATATGGATCCAAGTCGTGACGGAGTGAGTACTCGCGTTGTGCCTGAGTAGCTCCGTAGAACAGTTCAAGTTGACGAGCAAGACCCTGACCTTCATCAGCGAAAGACAATTTAGCATTTCTAACAGCAGAAGAAAATCCTCTAGTAAGAGATACTACCATGTCAACTTTGATATCAGGAATAAAATCAACATAAGCTTCTACTTCATCCAATGCAACTAGCATTACGATATCTTCAGAGTTAATACCTGCATTAGCAATATTAACTGGTACGATTTCCCAAGTCAAGGAAGCGATAGCAACACCTGCAGCAGCTACAGCGGCATTCTTAATAGAAGTTGCCATAGCATCAGTCAATACGATGTTGTGTGTTTGTCCTTGGTAAGTGAATGTAGGTACAGAAGTACCAGCAGTGATTGGAGAACCACCACCGATATTCACACCAGTAACACCAGCACCTGTAGAGTTGATTAAGAAAGCTACAACTGGATTGTTACCAGCAAAACGCTTAGTAACACCAAATGCTTTAGAGTTACGATTAATATCGTAAGCAATAGTAGTAGCGATGTAGTCAACCTTCTGAGCAGCTGTGTAAGAAAGAGCAGTAAAATCAGGAGTAGTGATAGAAGCTCTCAAGTAACCATTCTCTTGTGTAGAAGTGAACTCTTGAGCGCGACGACCACGGAACTGGATAGCCAATTCGTAAGTAGTGTTATCAATTGCGTTGATAGCATTAGCTTGACCTGATGTATTACCGATTACAGTAACTGCATGAGATGGTGCGCGATATGCCTGCTTAGTAACAGTAACTGGCTGACGGAAGTCAACAGATCCAGTTGTACGATATGTCAAAGCTCCAGGAAGTGGGTATTTAACAGTAGCAGTTTGGACGTTAGCAGAGTTAGCAGTACCTTGTACAAAAGCTACTACTGGGCTTTCAGCCATAGTTGGTGTAACACCAGCTACAAAGCTGTTAAGAGCAAGAGAACCTTCCAAGCTTGCAGAAATAATACCAAGCTGGCCATTGTTCAAACCAATGTTACCTTGTGCGTTAACAAGTGTTCCTTCAGTAGGAATAGTTGTTTGACCAGCAAGTGCAGTTACAAAGGATTCAAGCGGACGTTTGTTTGAATTAATCATTCGTTATTAAATAGTTTTTCTTTTTTGAGTCTGATATACTCAGGATTTTCAATGTTAAGTGCAGCTACATTAGCAGCTATATCAACAATCTCTAAATGAGTATGTTCAGGAAACTCAAGCGTCGTAGGAGGATAAATAATCCCATCAATGTATGCGTACCCTCCATATGATACTTTATTTGGTAGTTTTAAGTATTCTATATATACTTTATTTATAGTACCAGATTTAGGATACATATATATAGAAGTAGAATTAGAAGCAGATGATTTACCAAAGTTGTATGGTATAGCATCCTGAGATGCAGAATTGAACGGATCTTTTAAAACATCATTTAGATCGTCATGCTGTACAAATTTTAGCGGAATGCTCTTTACACAGTCTGACTCCTGAACTTCTGCGTATATGCGAATTAACGAATAGTATTCGTACTTCAGTAGAGAAAGATCAACTTCATTATTCGTTGGAATAAGAGGCTGTTGTTCAGGATGTTTTATAACTAATGTTGATAGATCATCAGTTCTTTTCTGGGTAGCTTCAAACCCTCTTTGTTTTATATTAGATGTCGAAGACCTCGTTTTAAGGAATATTAATTGAGCTTCATTTAATAAGTAATCAATCTCACCCCTATTAAAGTCAGTCTGTGAATTGGAATCAATCCTATCCATCGACATCTTAAAAGCGTAATGAAGTTCACTAATTGTCATTAGTTTTTAGCTTTAATCATTTCAAGCATATCCTCAACCTCTACAGCTTTTTTAGGATCTAATATAAAATCAACAGCTTCTTGATATCTATTACCAATCTCTATCACACCTTTAGGTGAGAAGAAAGTATAAGTTCCTCTTTTCTCAGTAACAACGTTATTATCTAACGCCTGTTTAAGAATATATCGTGCTTCGAATTCTTGACGACCGTCAGCGGTATCAAGAAGATTAGCAACATTTAAGAACCTATCAATGTTAGAGTTAGCAGTAAATGACGAGTTATTTATAAACTCGTATAGTGTATTTGACACTTGTTCAGAGCTTAAAGTAGACTTTGTAGTAGCAAGGTCAAGCAAAGAAGTGATCTTACGCTTGATAGGATCTGTAAGCTCAGAATCTGCAAGCTTCTTAAACGCAGATAACTTAAGTGAGTTACGGCGGCTTTTTAATTCCTCAGCTTCATTTTCCAATGCTATGTAGTGAGTAGCTTTTGGCCAAAGGTTATTACGCCACTCTTTCTCAGAATTAGCTACTCTAGAAGAAGCAAGTAATACATAGTATCCAAGCTCGCCCTCCATAGTATCTAAATCAAATACTGTACAACCATCATTTAATCTCCAAGAGAACTTTTGAAAAAATGTTAGATCTTCATCTTTGATGGAATCACCTTTCATCCAAGGCCTATTAGTGAAATAACCTTTTGGCTTCATCCACTTAGCTTCCATCTTATCTTGTAAGGTTAGAGAATTACCTTTTTCATCTTTCTTTTGAACTCCGTCTTCAACCCACGGAGTGTAGGATATATAATTAGCTAGTCCACCTAATTTGGGACTATACAATGCCATGAAAGTATCTTTAGCTTGACCAACTTTAATCTTCTTCAACTTTAACCCTGAAGAATCTGATGTCCAATCATGTAAACCAAAAGCGCTCTCTCGTGGTATGGAATAAACAAATACTAAACGTTTTCGCATATAAAATTATTAATAATTTACATCATAGATAAATTCGCCCATAGAAGAAGCATCGCGGATCATAAGACCAGCAGTACCTTCACAGAACACGTCGTAACCAGCAGTTAGAGCAGATACTTGTCCGCCTTTTACTGGACCTGTTGGAGTGTGTGTCATTATTGTTATCGAATAAGTTCTTTATCTTATTCTTCTGCATTTTCTTTTGTTATATGCAGATCAGACTATATCTTCACAAGAAATTATCTTGTGCGCTGAGTTCGTGGTAATATTATAGCCACTTGGGCATCATTACTAGTCGTTCGGCATTTACACCTGTTGCCAGATGCTTTAGCACGGGATTGTCCACTTCTGGAGTTTCCCCGTTTAACAGCGTTTAACGCGAGCTACACAAATTTATATTTGTATAGATTTTCTCTACTTGAGAAACGAATTTTTCTTTAGTAAGTTTGCTTTTCATAAAATTACAAACAGAACAGCACGAAACTATATTTCCGTACTCATATCCCATTTCATTATTAACTCTGTCAATACCGTGATAGCTGCATGGAAGTTCACCGCAGTAATAACATTTTTCCTTAGTTAATTTTTCAAATTGTAATTGTGTTAAATCAAAACTTCTATTTTTTAAAAGAGCATTTCGTTTATATAACCTGTAGAATCTTGTTGCGTCTCTATTACATTCTGAGAAATGTCCAAGAACATTAGATTTGTTAGAAATCTTTCGAGAGCATCCACAAGATTTAATTTTTCCTTTTAACACATATCGTTTTTGTGTTTTAAAGATTTTTCCACAGTGGCACAAAGCTGTAACTAAAGTTTTTCTATCTTTAGTTCTTTCTGCCAATTCTTCAATTATTGAAATTCTATTCATTTTTATTTGTGGTTCAAGTTCGACTACTTGAATCAACCCGCACGGAAGCCCCAACGGTAAGAATCTTTAACTTTCAAAATTGCCATGTTTGGCTGTCCTTCTGTAGAACCTAAGTTCAAGAATGTCATACGAGCAGAATCAACTGGCAAGTTAGGATATAGTGGGTGCATGATCTTAGAATACTTACGAGAGTCATTCATAGAGTTCAACATCATATTTACCTGTAAACCGTGTGGTCCATTGTAACGTGTGAACTGTGCACCAAATGCTAAGTGTGGAGTTGATGTATCGGAAGAGATCTTGTTAATGAAGTTAGAATCTACTGTCAAGTAACCGTTAGATACAGAGACAAGTGCATCGTGGAACAACTGTGCTCCCAATGTACCAGTTATTGCAGTGTTGATGCGCTCTGTTTCAGACACGCGTGTAACCTGAATATCCAACAAGAAATCTTTCAATTGGGAAATAGAAAGAGGGCCATTGTAATATTGCAACCATGAATCTTTTAAGTATTCACGAAGACCTGGCGGTCTTCTGTTCACATAGAGTCGTTAATTCTATGCCGCTTTTAATTAAGATTCCAAACTAAAAGCTGCTTTACGTTTCCGTAAAGATCAGACTATATCTTCTCCTCGAGAGGAGATTCCCATTTCGACTCACTTGAGTCTACGAGCTTTCGCTCTAGTCGTTGAACTTTCATTTTACGAATAAAATGCTTAGCTGCTGATTGTCCCTAATTTACAATTGTTACACTTTGGTATGTAAATTCTAACAGGAGGTCCCAGCAATTAGAGAATATATCATTGCTGATTACGCAGCAATGAGGCCCAGAGAACCAGTCTTTTTCCAGTATCCATTAGCAGCAGAAGAAGTGTGTTTTTTACCGTACACCAATTGAGCTTCAATAGAAGTGTAGAGTTCATTCCACATTTTAGCTTCAGCCATTGGAAGGAAACGACGAGCTGTTACTGTTTTACCATTCTGGTCAGTGTACATAAATGTTACACCAATACGACCTCCTTGGCGCCAAGCTTTGTCAGTTACAGTGTACTTCTGTGCGAAAGCACCTACCTGTGACTCACGCTTGTAATAAGATGGATACTGCTGAGTACCGAACTCAGAGCTCATCTCGGAAGCAACTGAAGTCCACACTTTAGAGAATTCTTTACCTACTACGAACATAGAAGCTGGTACGAAAAGTGCAGGGTTATCAGTCTGAAGTTGAAGAGTGTAGATAGTACCAGTTCCGTCAGAGAACTTATCTACTACTGCAAGAGGATATTCGTTATCTTCGCCCATCAATACATCAGGAGCAGAGAAATAGTCAAGATCCAATTTAACGCGGATCAAAGTTTTGTTGATACCAGGTGTTGTGTTAGAAGACTCAAGGTTTTCTACTACGCGTGCAGTCTTTTCTTCTGCACCCTGGAGATACCAGCGGTAAATTTCATCGTCAATTTCAATTGTACGACCCGCTTTACCCATAGTAAGGTTGGCAAGAAGTTTGCCAGTGTAAAGATTTGTCTTTGAGGAGAAGATCTGTGTGATCTGATTTTCGAAAACGTGTGGACGAATATCGTAAGTAGCGCCTAAGTACTGAGAATCAGTAAAGTTTCCGCCAAAACCGTCATAACGTTTGATAATAAAACTACTTTGAGGATAAGCCATATATTATTGTTGCATCCATTTATCCCAATCAAAATCTTCATTACTCTTAGATGGAGTAGGAGATCCTGTTTTAGGGACTGTTAATTTAGAGTCTAGCAATTCTCGGAATGATTTTGCAGCCTCACTTTTGAATTGTTTTTTTAGTCGTTCAAAATTAAAACCATTATTAGAGTTATAATCAGCTAGTATATCAGCTAATTGTACTAAGTGTTTAGGGTTTGATAATATATTAGATAAAGCTAAGTTAAACTCAGATGTGTAGCCTTGTTCTGTTCTGACAGGCGATAATACAAAGCTTTTTACTCTGTCCTGTCTTTTAGGTTCTTGTATGCTAGCTAACTCTTGTTCTATATTTTTTCTTTGCTCCTCTAATGCTCTAGCCTGTTCTACCTCAGCAGTCTTAGCTTCTTGCAATAGTCTAGCTTGCTTATTCTTTCTATCTTCTTCTATTTCTAGTAGAGCTTCTTGTGCAGCCTCTCTAAGAGAATTTGATTCTTCTAGTCTATTAATAAGCTTCTCAATTTTTTCATCACTGAAATTAGAAGTAAGTTTCCATTGCTCTTTAACTATAAGCTTTTGAGAAATAGGATCTTCTAAGTCAATATTATCAAAATCTAAAGGTCTAGAATAACTTAAAAACTGGTCTATATCTTTTCCACCAGCTAATGTATATTCTAATAAGGGTTTTAGGTTTTCTGGAAGTGCTTCCCAGAATTGTTGTTTCACTTTGGTCTCCAGATTATTTCTAGTTTGATGAAGAGCTGTCTGGATATCTTCAGCCGATCCTGTAAATTCAAAATCTTCATCCGTAACTAATACATCATTCTCTTTTAAGAAGTTAAAGTATTTTACGGCGTCATCATCTATTACTATTCCGTCATCATTTTTAGGATCATCACTAGGTTCATCTACAGGATTATCAACAGGTTCGTCTGTCGGCTCATCAGTAGGTGGATCAATAGGATCATCAAAATCATCCGGTATCATGAAATCATCTAAATTCATACAAATTTATTAATTAAGTTTAAAATTTTAAAAGAAAAAAGTCAATTATTTTTTAGTTTTTATAGCTCTATTTTTAATATCTTTTTCTTTTATATCTAATTCTCGGTCTTTCAACCTTATTTCTTCTCTAAATCTCTCCACTTCTAATTGGTCAGGGAATCCGTCTTTATCTATATCTTGATCCTCTTTAAATTTGAAAGAATCAATCTGAGCAACTAACACCTTATTCTCTAATGTCTTATCAAGTTTAATTAGTTCAAACTCTTGTGCTTGGCGCTGAAGCTCGGCTTGAGATTCAAATTGCTGCTGCTGTAATTGCTGCTGCATTTCATCAGCCATCTTTTCAGAATTCTTAATTTGCTCTTGAAGCTCAGACATAGAAGTAGCTTTCATCATCTTAATAATATCAGATAATTTAGCTTTATCATTCTGAAGTAATGCTTGAGATAATCCTCTTAATTCTTCAAATGTTCTAGCGTCTTTAGCAGAGGATGTTACAAATATACCAAAGTCAGACATTAATAAATCTTCTTCATTAATCTGCAGAGTTTGTACAGATGCGTCATCAAGAACTATTTGGAAATTAGATTTTCTATTCTTAAGATTATCTACTGCAACTTTTAGGAAAGAATCTAGTATAGATTCCCATAATCTATCATGAGGCTGTAAATAAACCTCAGTAATCATAGATGATAAAGCAATAGAGTTTTGAGCATTTGTAACAGCCTGATTAGGTAGAATCTGGCCTTCACGCTCTTTAGGTATACCCGCAATATCAGAGATTTGTTGATCTATCGCAGCTAGCAGCTGTATATAGTTCATGATATTATTAGTGGTGGACATATCTATCCTACCAGTAACTTTACCAGCTCTTTGTGCAGCACCTGGCTCTTGTGCATTCTGGAGTGATGAATAGAAATCTATGTTCATCTCTGTTAGATAGAATAGAGTTTTCTCAAGTCCTATCTTAGGATCAATCATAGATGTATCAAGAGGGAATATCGGACCTTTATCTTGCGCAATAAGCTTCTTAAGTTTATGCACAATGATAATATACATATAAGCAAAAGGCTTCATTCTATCCATAATAGAGATAGCAGGCGCATTAGTAGATGAGTATATTAGACCGTGGTAACCTAATCTAACTGTATAAGGATCATCCATAGATCTAAACTGCTGCTTCTTAGGACCAATACGAGTATAGATATTATCACCTATTCTAGTTCCTTCCCATACTTCTTCTACCCATGACCATCTTAAAGAATATATCATATCATTCTCTTCCCAGAAATAGTACACAAGTTTTTTACCATAACCTTGATCTATATTACGTTTAACTGCATTTTTAGGAACTACGAAATCTTCAGATACCATTTCAATTTCTTCATCACCATACTCATTTATATAAGTTAGAAATCCTACCTTTTTAAGAGATTTCCATTCTACGTGCTGCACTACAATAGAGTCGTGGTTATTACGTCTAAAGTATTGCCCATCTAAAGGAGTGTTGTAATAAGATGAGAATGATACGTGGTTATACTCCATATAATTCTTAGGGCCAGTACCCATAAATATATTCTTATCTTCTAATCTTTTCAGATCTTCTTCAGATAGATCTTCTTGAAACTCATCTACTACCTGTGAGATAGGCATATAAGTTTTAGATCCGGCAGCAATACCATCTTGAATATATTTAGTTTCGGTAGATTTAATATGGATAAATCCTAAAGGATTAATAGGTTTAATTTTAGGAATGTTATTATCCTCGTAAACATAAGCGATTTCGTACGCAGTTAAGAGAGCGTGCTTAAATGTCTCATTCTTAATAGATGGAATATCTAGTAGCCTCTTATAGTGATTAAGTATCTTATTAGCTAGTATTTCTTTTTGGGATAAATACTTAGTAGACATATACTTAGATATTTCAGAAGGATCCATTACAGGTTCTGTTTGATCAATTAACTCTTTAGGAAAAGTTTCATTAACCTTATTAATAGACTCTTGTAAGGAAGAAAGTACAAACTGTTTAAGAAGAGAATCTTTATATGCTAGTTTAGACTTAATACCTTCATCATTGATAAGAAGAGCTTTGAGCTCAAAAGGTCGATTAGATTCTTCAGTTAAAAGAACATTAATCTTATTAGGTGTTTTATTGTAAGGTTTAACTTCATCACCAACAGTAACATCTAATCCTAACGGATTGCACTCAGCTTCAAAATCTTTTTGATTTATAATATTATTATAAAACTGATAATTAGCAAGCATTCTGTTATAATCCGAAACATTCGTAACAGCTATATTAGAAGAAGTATCAACAAGTATAGAATCTATTACCTTCTTAGCCCAAGCATAATCATCTTTAATTTTATCTTTATAACTTAGTCTTTGTCTTAAAAAATCTTTCATTGTTAGTTATAAATTTTTGTATATCTTTATCCAGTTGAGATAGTCTGTCAACTTCTACTTCGGACTTTGTGTAAAAAGAAAGTTCATTTAACCCTATTATACAACCTACTAAAGCCATAACTGCGTCAAAGTTTCCTTTCATATTAAAAGATTTTAATTGCTGTAGTAAATATCTATCAGTAATAAAATCTAAATTTCGTTTAATCTTATCATTATTATTCTCTCTGATTTCAAATACCCACGATTTAAGATACTTGATGGCTTCCCACTTAACCTTATCATTAGACATTGGATACCCATAAACTAGTGACGGATTAGTGTTGTAAGATGCTTTCTTATTAAGAACATAAGTTGGTTGAAGAGCTAACAGATCTAATCTTTTAATCTTCTCAA